ATTATACACAAGATGTAGGTAACTGTCAATGCACGTTTAGTCAAAAGTAAAGGGCCAACGGCCCTTTACTTCGAAAAACTACCGATTAGCCTTGCATTGCAGCAATGATGAACTTACCGTAACGCTGGTGGAACTCGTCAAAGTTCTTCAGCTTAGAAGGATCAAACGGCAGGTTATAGGTGCTAATCGCTACCTTTGCGCCCATAACGGTCATTTCCGTTTGGAAGTTATCCATCATAAAGCGGAAGAAGTAGTCAGCCATTTCATCCCAGTTATCGACTTTCTTCTTTTTTGCTGCCTGGAGCTCGTAGCACAGACTGATCGTCAGCGAGTACATTGCCGAAATCTCCTTGATGTTACACTTAGTAACCTTGCCGGACAGCACATCTTCGGGCAGAGGCATTTGCTGTGCAACCTTACGGTGAGCCATAAACTTAACCGCAAGCCCTTCACCGACAGCGCCTGCAATCAAATCAGTGAGAGTAGATTCGGGAAGGTTGTCATCTTCCAGCAGCTCGCTAACAAAGGACCAAGAACGAGGAGTAGCAAACGCGCGGCTAGTGCTCTTCGGGTCAAAGTCATACAGATCTTGCTTGGCAAAGCCCAGATAACCGACCACTTGCTCGTGCACCTGATTCAAGGTGGCCCACTTGAGCCAGTCGTCGAAGTCGGTACGGAGTTCCAGATGCAGGAAACGGTTGGCCAGCGGCGCCGGCATACGATACGTAACGCCCTTGTCGGTCTCGCGGTTGCCAGCGGCAACAATGGACACACCATCGGGCAGTCGATACGTGCCAACGCGACGATTCAGAATCAGCTGATATGCAGCAGCTTGGGTTGCCGGAGCTGCAGAGTTCAGTTCGTCGAGGAACAGGATCGCGGTGCTATTCGGATCGCTCGGCAGTTCGCTCGGAGCAGCCCAGGTCATCGTGCCGAGATCGGAGTTATAGTAAGGAATACCCTTGATATCGGTGGGCTCCCACAGGCTCAGACGCACGTCGATAACTTCGCGACCTTCTTCGCGGCCGATTTGATGCACAATGTCGGACTTGCCAATGCCCGGAGGACCCCACATAAATACCGGACGCTTCACATCGATACACTTGCGGATACCGCGGATAGCTTCGTTCGGGGTAACGGTGCGGTTGGTGGAGATCTTTTCAGCCATTGTAATAACCTTTCAGTGAGTGTGTTAAAAATCTGTTGTGTTGCTTGTTTAAGTGTCACTATTATACATAGTAACCGTGGCGATGTCAAGCGTTTTTAGAAATTATTTTGAGTTAGACTTAGCGCGCCCAAACTTGACTAAGTCGCCCCCAAACAGGACTAGTTGAACTGCCATCTTTTCTTTGGAGACAAAGATGGCTTTTTTGGTAAGAAAATACGGGCAATCAATATATCTATCAAGCCATATTAATAGCTGATTGGTAATTTTAAGGTCTACCGGCAGGTCAAGTTGGTAAAAATGCAAACCAACTTGACCTGAAATTACATCAAACCCTAGTGAGGTTAATGCAAAGCTTCTTTCACCCTGTAATCTCGGGTTTTTCCACCATAATGGAAGATACGCACTAACTGTTTTATCATCAGTTGGCAGATCTAGCGCCTCTAAAAATATTTTAGTTAGTAGTATCTTTGTGTCCATTAGGTAATTTTTTCCCCAGTTACAAGTTTATACACATCAAAATCGTTGCAATTAAACATCTTGTTTAGCTTTTCAGCTAAGTTGATGGCGTGTCCTTTGTTCGAAAAGCTAACTTTCTTATACTTTGGTCCGGATTCTTGTGCAAGAATCGAACTAGTTTTAAGATTCACAGGCATTCCTTTGTAAAATACCGCCCATATTGCATCAGCTTCGAGAACTTGCTCTGTTTTGAATGTTTTTTTATCAGTAATTTCCAACAATATTGTAGGTTTTGGTCTAGACACGATTAACCTCTCCCTTAGTAATCATACCAAATGCTGCTCTTTGCTGAACAAGAGATTTTGTCTCTTGAATGCAAAGTGATTTTTTAAAAGGGGAGTTCGGTGTACATAGCCAAAGAGGTCTCAGATTCATATACATATTCCCATAATTATTAGCAGGGATTTCCTACTAATTAAGTATATTTATCTGAGACCTTATTTATTTAAATCCACCGCCGTCCATGTTAATTTTGAAAGTCGGAGGCTCTGCCTGAGTAGATCGCATTTGACTGTCAATTGCACCGGCTAACCGTGTCATGACTACAGCTAAACAGTCAGACAACGCCTTAACTTCTCTAGAATCGAGTATAATCTGTCGTTGATTACTGTTTATTGCAATTCGTGCTTTGTCTAAAAATTGCTCAATCGGTAAAGTATTAAGTTGTTTCATTGTTAACCTTTTGAAGTGCCTGTTTTAACTCTGCCTCGGACTTAAACGGTCCTTTGAACTCGTATCGTTCTACAGTGATTAACTTTGGGCAAAAGGCCTTTGCCCAACCTTTTTTAAATCGAATTAAGTAATAACCGGCACAAAACAAACTCTTGCTTTTATCGTTCTTTGCATAAATTGGAAGCCTTTGCTTAATGTTATATACCGGGTTATACGGTTTGCACCTACAAGGATAGTCGTAGATACTGTAGGTGCTCGCAACCAGTTTTTGGTTGCGAATGGTATCTAAGCTTTCTTTAAATAGCTCGTCGCCAAACTGTGCTTTTACTTCATCGATGCTCGGCAACTCAACACGGTATCCTTTTTTAAAGAAAGAAAACCCGTGTTCTTCTTTACTCAGTCCACCGAGTTTCGTTCCTCCAGCTTCAACAATCCATTCCCTATCGGGAACTAATACCTTAGCTTTCGTTGTCATTTGATGGATACCTTGCGTTAAGCGGTTCTGCAAACGAGTGTGCTTGCTCAGAAATTTTTACTAGATTATATTCTCCGCAAAATTTCATTAATCGAATACCAACTTGGCCTACATTCTTGTTTGCAGTAACACTTGCGTTAATTGTTTCTTTAATTACTTGTCGTATTTCTTCGGGTTGTGCAGAAAGATCGCAAAGAAGTTTGTTTCTTGTGTAATCGTCAAGAACACGATGTTCGACGCCCTCGTGGTCGACCCACCGTTGCAACATAAGATTGTTCCATGCCCACCCCTTCGAATGTCGATCTGCAAATGCTTCGAGCAAGCCGACTTTTTTAGAGGTGCCCTTAGTGCGAACTTTCGGATATGCGCTAAAAATGTTATCAGACGTATCGCCTCTCATGCACTTTTCAAACAATGCCCATTCGGGCTGAGGTGCAGGCTTTGGCAACTTTGTTTTCTTGTCAATAACAGGCTTGCCTTTTTCGTCAAAATATCCTTCGTGAGTAATGGTTACTCCTGCTACCCCGTTATATTGACGAACATTCGGCGCAATTAGTTGTTCGAAGTCGCCGTCTGTTGAAATAATAACATGATTATCGTGAGGATGAGATTGTATAAACCCAGCGATTAGATCATCTGCTTCAAGTCTCGGATTATGCAAAACAGTACAATTAGTTCGTTCGATAACGAACTCCTTAAATTGGTCAAACGTTTCCCAAAAGACTCGATCTTCCTCAGCTTCCGAAGGAGATTGAGCAGCACGCGCTTCTGCTCGTTGACGTTTATACGGAGCATAATGATCTTTACGCCAGCTTCGGCCTTCGAGACAGAAAATTATATGATGCCCGTTAAACTCGCGCCAGGCTTTTCTAACACTGGTAAGTACAGTATGAATACTCATACCGACTTTATCTTCAAGACTACCACGTACTACGTGCCTGGCCCTAAAAAACACATTTGCTAGATCGATTAATATGTATGTTTTATTCATTGTTTATGATAACGCGTTTGGTCTGTTATGTCAAATAAATTACTAAATAAAAGTGCCGATCACGATGTACAAAACATCTATCAGGTCTAACAGTTTACAAGGAACTATCAGCAATGTATTTGCAAAACAAATATACTAAAATATATAATAGCATTATTGATCGGGCAAAGTCAAGAACGCTACCGCAAGATAACTATGTTGAAGAGCATCACGTTGTTCCGAAAAGTATCGGCGGCAATGATTCAAAAGATAACTTGGTTAAATTAACTGCCCGAGAGCATCGATTATGCCATTTACTGCTTCCTAAAATGACCGTATCCAAAGAACATACTAAAAAGATGTGGTATGCTGCTTGGATGATTTTACGAGTCGAAACTGCAAGTCAACAACGACTAATATCCAAAGGTAAATTTTACGAGTTAGCCAAACAAGAATTTAAAAAATCAATGTCCGAACTACATACTGGTAAAACTGTTTCAGACGAAACTCGGCAAAAAATTTCCGAATCTCGAAAAGGCAAACCTAGTCCAAATAAAGGCAAAGTTATGTCTGCTGAGCAGAAACAAAAATTATCAGATGCAAAGAAAGGTACTCGGCAATCTCCAGAGGTTATTGCGCGTCAAGTTGCGTCACGTGCAGGCTATACACATACCGAAGAAACAAAAAAGAAAATCGGCAACGGTAATCGAGGTAAAACAATGCCCGCTCGATCAGAATCTCAGAAAAAAGCAGTTTCCGAAAAATTAAAAGGTCGAGTAGTATCCGAAGAAACGAAACAAAAAATGGCAGCGGCTCGGAAACAATATTGGGCTTCCAGAAAAGCTGCATCTGAATAACCCATTCATCCTTTATACAATTATAACACACACGCCAGGCGATGTCAACTAATTGGCCTTGCTATTTTCTTAATCGTAAACGGATAATTTGCATCTTTATAAAACCTCTTTCGTTCTGTTAAATGCCGTTTAGAATATTTTGTGCTTGCGGTAATGTCGTAGATGTTTACGTGATCTTTATCTTTTGCTTTTCGTACACCTCGTCCGATTGACTGAATTACTCGAACAAAGCTTTTGCCCGGTTCGAACATTACAAGGTTGAAGATCCGAGGAACGTTAATACCAACTGCGGCGACACCGTATGTTGCAATCATGATTTTGTTATCGCTTGTTTTAACTTCGTCGTACTCTTCCTTTCGATCCTTTGTTTTAACTGCACCGGATATAAAAGGAACGTCAGGCTTGCCGGATAATAAGCTTTCTTGTGAGCTCAGCATTGTTTGTAATGCTTTTCCGCATTCAATTCTATCTACCAATACTAACGTATTTCCGTCTTCGGCGATTGCAGAAATCATGTCCGACACAAATTTTACACGATCTAAATTGGTAACTAGATACTTTAGTTCTTCTGCGTATGATCCAAACTCTTTCCACTCAGCAGTTTGAAGAATATTCACGTGGCAACTACTTAATACACCGAGTTCTTGCAGATCGCTTGCCTTGACCTGATGCACTACATCGCCTAAGGAAGATCGAATGGTTTGAAATGCAATCTCTTCCTTAGGAACTGTTCCTGTTAATCCCCATCTGATAGGAGTATTGCATAAGTTTTGGGTTAAAATTTTCTTTAGAACTTCGGCCTTTGCCATATGCACTTCGTCAACAATCACTGTGCTAACCCCGTCAAGGAATTCGGCTAAACTCAGCAGCTCAGAGTCATCTTTGCTCTTCTTATCTAAAATGTGCAAGCTTTGCCAGGTACAGATGGTATGTGTTTTATTGAGGTTTTTTCTGTCCCCGTAATATACACCGACGTCTAATTGGCAGTTAATAAAATCTTCTTCTGTTTGCTCTACGAGACTCTTATTAGGAACGATCACAATGGTTCTTCCATATTTCTCGCAAATCTTGGCCATAGTAGCAGTTGTAATGGTATTGTGGTGAATTACTCCATTTGCATCACAATATAAATGAGGCGAATCGATTGCAACATCATAGCAGTCTTCAGAATCTAACTTTTTAATATCTACAACTTGTGCAAGGCTTTCGGATATCGCATGATCTATAGTATCTCCAATCTTAAGATCTTCTAAGAATATATCTTCACCATGTTTTTGCACGATATGTCTTGTAGCGGCCTTAAACGAATACCCCGAAGAGAGTGTAATTTTTAAAATAGGCAGATTACATTTTTTGATAAATTGCCGAACTCTTGCGGTTCCTGTGGGAGTTGGTACATCTATCTCGAGATCGTTAACATTTATTTCTTGGTTGTGTTCTAATTTAAGTTGTTTAAACTCTTCGATATACCTCGCAAGAGCAGAGATCGGTAATGTTACTGTTGTCATTAATGAATTCCTTGCATAATTGTAAAACTTCTTCTGGGAACTGTCGATGGGCAGATTCCCAGACTTTTAAAACATCGTAACCTGCACCACATAAATCTTCTATTTTTTGTTGATCGTGCTTCCAAATATCTTCGACACGTTTTTTTCTAATTAAATCAGTTGAAGAATATTTCTTAGGATTTCCGTGCCAGTAATCTCCAAAATATTCGATTATTTTATTATTGAATACGAAATCGACCCGATGAACCTTTTTTTGGCCCCTAACAGTTTTTTCGTGATCTCCGTAATGGCCGACTCCGAGTTCTTCGAATAACTCGAAAGACTGTTTACTACGCCCTTTAACCATTCTTTTATTATTTGGCGAATCTAACCACCGTTGTATTCTGTTATTGTACCGGTAGGTTCCGTCTTCTTCGCCGTATTTTTTGGTATAATACTCGAGACCGTTTTGGATTTGCGTTTCTTTTAACTTTTTTAATGCTTCTGGCTCTGAGTATCCTTTTTTAAGCCAATACTCGATTGTTCGAATACTATACCCTCGTGCGCCAGGCCGGGAAGCTGGTGATTTTTTAGACCGTTGAGCTTGAATTTCAGATACCTTAACAATAGCATCTGCTTCATCTAAGCCTTGATTTTTCCAAAATCTCAGTGTTGTCTTGAGCGCTCTAGTTTTATTTTGGTTTACTTGTGCAATTATCTCTTCGCATATAGACGGGGAGTAATACGATTCAAG